CACTCAGATGATTATAGTTTAATGATCCTTTCTGAAAGTTTACAGGAAGTTAAAGAATTTAGATTATTGCATAGGATAATAATGAAATTGCATGGATTCAATGATTCTGTTAAGAAAACAAATACACAGCGATTCTTAATGGAGTTTATATCATTAGTATCTTTAAATGGTCACATGACATACCCTCATATTAAGAAGCTTAAAGAATGTGGCATGAATCTTGGGTGTACAGGATTTAGGGATGATGTAGATGGTGCAATGTCAAGGGTAGGTGAAGCTGTTAGAGTGGGATCTATTTTATCTTCATCATATTTTATGCAGAAGTGTCATCTTTGGAATGTTGCAAGATCATATAGTGTGCTACCTGGTCAAAGAAACTCATACACATCATCACATCAAAACATGCTGTCAGTGCCTGTGGAATTATTTGGCATACCAGATACACACCCAATATTATCATTCATGGCTAAAGGATTATCAAATAATTACAGACTAACACACTACAATAATGGTGCAAATGTGGACATAAATATAGACAACAAGTTTGACAGAGAAATACCAATAAGCGTGAATAGTATGCTGCTTTATCTAACAGAAATTCAGCTGAACAAAGATCAAGAATCGGACTCATTGTCAATGGAAGATTTTAGCTTAGGAACTAGATTATATCATCCGTCTTACATCTTTGATATAGAAAACAAATTAATACAAAAGATGAAGCTAAATGTTAAAATGGACTTTGAAGAGGCAACCGAGTTCTGGGATAAACATAAAAGTTACAATTTTATAAAACCACAAAACAGGCATTTATTAGTTTCATGGATGAGAGCCATGTATTTTAAACATAACTTTGCTCTAGCATACTCTAGGAATTCCCGGGCACAAATAACACTTAGACTGTCAACTTTTACATCAAAGGAATGCTGTATTGTTGGGATGGACAATGAAAAGAATTTTATCAAAACTTCTATATCTGAATACCTGAATGTGTTTTATAAAGATATTATAAATAATGAAAAGAACTTATTGTTAACTACATCACAAGAGAAAGATCACAATATAGGAAATGATGTTATCCTTAAAACACTTAAACGGGCAGTACTTAATTGTGACTCTGCAATAAGCACATTGTATTCATTATTTGATAATGCAAGAGCTGTCCGTGAGAAAGAACACAATAGATCAACAGTTGCAGCACTAACTCCAAATAAAGTAAATTGGTTAAATATTAATAATAAACCAGATGCATTGATACAATATATGTTTAATTATGATGATTTCATATTGGATAATAGGTTAAATAAAGGTCTACCAACTCTAGAAGCTGACAAAAAACAGTTATTAAAACATTATCCAGAGGGAATATCTGAAGAATCTAG